CGGACCGGACTGTGTGGAGCGAGGACCGCTACCAAGTGCATGAGCTTAAGCAAGCTGATATTTAGACATCCTTGTAGTAGAGTTTGCCTTCATAGGCGATTGAAGCGACTTCGTCGGTTGTTAGTGTGCTATATTGTTCATAAGGAACAGCCCACACGAGGATAGGATTGTTGACGATCTGGCTTGAGCCGGTTGAGTCATAAATGATGTCCCGAGATCTCTTAGACTTGATCCAGAGACGGAAGACCTTAGTTTGTTCTTTAGTACCGCTGCCTCCAATGCCGGCGCCCCAAGCTTGGGTTGTCATACGATGGATCTTATCATAGAGGAATTTAACACCGCGATCTGAGTCGGCGTTCATGAGCATTTTATTTCCATTGTTTCCTAGTTGTAGCGTTGTTTCGAATGGATTGACATTGCCTACTGTAGTAGCAGTTCCGTTGATTGCTTTGGGTACACGAGCGATAATGACGCGTATCATTGTGTTGGGCCTATCGACTTTGTTGGCCAAATAGATTTTCAGAGACATGCCACGTGGAGTGATGCGATCTCCGATACGCTGAGCTGAACCAGTACCCTTGGGGATGTCGGCCCAGATATTGTATAGATTAGTGAAGCTACCCATCACGGGGATTAGAACTGAACCTACGTTTCGTCCTATATTGTGATTGAGCTGGATATTCTCCTCGGCGAAGTGGTACATCTTCGTTTCTACTTTCTTCATCAGAACTTGAGTCACACGAGCTTTGAAAGTTTTCCGACCCTTCCGAGTGAACTTCGTACGACGACTCCTCTTGAACTTGCGGGACTTGTACTTCCGTTTGTATGCCATAATTCATAGAATAGAGGTCGGACGGCCCGAGGCCTTTTATTGACTACCCTGTCGGGTGTCGGGGAAGTGAGAGGTAATACTAGGCTCTCACTCCTCCCCGACAGTACGTGACCAGAAAAAAAAACAGCCAACAGCCACAGCCTTTTTTTAAATTCTGACTCTGGAGGACAGATCGCACGTAGTTTAGGGTGCCGGCGTCGCTACCGCTCCTTGGGTCGGCATAAGGGCCGGTATTTTATTTTTTTGCAGGGATTCTATTTCCGGCTTCGCCCGTCTATATATTGCGCTCCCAGGGTCGCTCGAGAGTTTTCCTTCTCCAATGTCGCGATTCGGTATTTGTTGGACGTTGAATAATTACACGCCAGAGAACATTATCACCATCAAGGGACTTGTGGGCAAGTGTGGCATTAAGGGCATTGGCTATGGGATGGAAGTCGGGGAGAAGGGCACCCCTCATCTGCAGGGTTATCTGCAGGCGAACCATGACAGCTACAAGAGGTTCAAGAAGGCCTTTGGACATGATTTACATCTGGAGAAGCAGCGTGGAACGAGCGGTGAGGCAATTGACTATTGCAAGAAGGAGGGCGACTACTGGGAGGCGGGTGAATGGATCGAGATCGCATCCGTGAAGGACCGCCAAGGTCAGAGGACCGATTTGAAGGGTGTCATGGAGGCAGTGGATAATGGGGCAAGTGAGTTAGACATATTTAAAGAGCACGCTCAGACGATGGCACAATTTCCGAAATTTATTGAACGCTATCGGCAGCTGGTTCGAGAGCACAGTGCTATGAAACAATTGCAAGAAGCATTGGCGAGCTGGTCGCTGTGGAAATGGCAAGAGCGTTTGCTCGTTGTTGTGGAGAAGGAGGTGGATCCCCGGAAGATCCTGTGGCTATGGAGCCGGGAGGGTGGCATGGGGAAGTCGGGCATGGCCGAGTGGTTGCTCGTGAAGAAGGATGCATGTATCCTGGAGCCGTCCAAGAAGGCGGACATGGCTCATGTGTTTTCGTCGGACCCGAAAGGCATTGTGGTCTTCGACTGCACGAGGGCGACGGAGAAGGGATCGATTGGGCCGGCTTATGCTCTTGCCGAGGCGATGAAGAATGGAATTCTATTTTCCGGGAAGTACAACTCGAGGACCGTCGTGTTCAAGAAGCCGCACGTGATATTCTTTGCGAACTTCGAGCCGGACCGGACTGTGTGGAGCGAGGACCGCTACCAAGTGCATGAGCTTAAGCAAGCTGATATTTAGACATCCTTGTAGTAGAGTTTGCCTTCATAGGCGATTGAAGCGACTTCGTCGGTTGT